GAGTGTACCATCACTAGGATCTACTGCGCCCCAAATACAGGCACTTTCTGATGCGTAGCCATAGTCAATTCCTTTTACCCGTTCCCAGTGTACTGGTATCTCGAACGGCGTAATTACATGTAAGCTCGGAAGGAACTCTGTAAAGGCCGCACCTTCTGCAACGTCCCAATTACCTTCTAGGAGTTGTTGACGCTGAGTAGGCGGTAAAGCCCTTAGCATCTTTTCGTAATTACCATCGTGTGCTAGGAAAGGATTATCTTGTAACCTAGCAGGTATAAATTTTCTTGTTAAGCCATCTGAGCCTTCAAAGGACTCGTGTGGTGGCGAAGGGTCTATGTAACGCTTCTTAACCCACGTAGCTCCTACACCGCCCGGATTTGCTGTACAGCGCATGTAGCATGTTATTTCGCTGTCAGTAGTTCGGAGTCTAGAAGCTAAGTAGTTCCAAGCAAACTCTGTCGGCAGGTGAGTAATTTCATCGAACCCAATCCAACTATATGCTTGTCCCTGATAGCGGTATACGTCTGCGTCACGCTCCAAGAAACCAAACTCTATCTTTGCACCGCTTGGAAAGTTCCAGAGCTTCTCTACTTCTTTGTACTTACATCCCGGAAATGCTTTAGGATAAAGTTCTCTGCTTTTATCTATTAGTTCTCGTAGTTCTGGCATAGAGCGTCTTATTATCAACCCTCTGTGTGCAGACCTGTGTGCATATCTGAGGGGGTCTACGAGCATAGCGTAGGACTTACCACCCCCTGCGGCTCCACCGTAGAGAACGTCTGTTTCCCCTGCGGCGAGGAAGTCTTCCTGTGGGCCTTCGTTGGCCTTGAAGATAACATCCTCTTGAGCTTCGGTAGCCAGTGCTGAAGGTACTGATTGCAGATCTATGTCTTCAATGACATTAGAGCTTTCTGAACCTTCTAACTTATTGAGAGTCTTGTTGGTTGTCTTAATTGACTTCTTGTAGCTCTCAACTTTGGCTTGGGCCGCCTTTAATTTCTTTTGCTTAATTCTAACTGCTTTCTTAGCGTCCATTGTGGCTTTAGTTTTTGAATGGAATGTATATCCACGCCCTTTAGACCCTTTAGCTCTTCCTGATTTTTTACGTGGAGTACCATCCACTTTAAGTACGAAAGCGCCTTCTTCGTCCTTGAGATAGTTGTCAGGATTAACATCCCAATCATCTTGCATGTCTTTGCGCTATCTTCTTTAAACCCATATGAGAAACCTTACGTCCTGTAATGCTTTCTAAGTACAAGCTACCTTCACGCAAACTAATTGTTTGATCGTGGATCATAGGAAGAATCTTATTTAAAGCTTCTAGTTGCTCAGCTATGGGGTCTAAGTAAGCCTCGTCATCTTCGTTTAGCTTATAACCGTAAGGTATTGTGCTACTAGACCTCCTCATAAGAACCTTCTATGAATGTTTCTTGCTTTGCGGGAAGTATAAATAAACCACCACTGCTATTAACAGTAACATCTAGTCTGTCTGTCTTACCTAATCCTACACGATCTAGGATAGTTTGAGCGGCTTGTATACGCATGTTCGCTTGCGGTATAGGTTCAGCACTATCCATGATGTGTACGAGCTTTAGAGCGGCTTTGGGCGCACTCTGTGCTAGTATATTAGTAGCGAGGTCTAGGATCTCAGTCTTGAGACTCTTAACAACACTATTAATACTTGTAGGAGCGTATCCTGCCATCTCTCCTGCAAGCTTAGTATCACCATTACAGGTTACTAAGTTGTCTATAAATGATTGTTGTTTAATTGTTAGTTCTTTATTGTTATTCATGTACTCCATTATAGCCTTAGAATTGAGGTTTGTCAAGTGTTATTTTACTTATTTGTTAAAAGAAAAGTACGAAAGTACTTGACAGATTGCGAATCTGAGGCTATAATAGATATTAAGCCCACCGGGTTATATAGCCAATATAGCCATCACCGTCTACAGTGCTTACGTCCCCTCTTTTATCCCTTCCTGACCTATATAGTCTTTATAGCCCCGCCGCTATCTGGTATACATGCTAAACCCCTTCAAAATGTATAACCTTTAGTATATATAGGGGGGAGGGGGTATGGCGACCTGCCTCCCCTCTAAAGACTCCACAGTCTGCAAAGCCCTATCACAGAAACACTTCAAAGTCTACAAAGTCTTTAAAGACTCTGTGACTAGATAGTCATTAAAGTCTATTGACAACTGGTGTACAATACTATAGAGACTTCAAAGTCTTTAAAGATTAATACATTAAAACTTCAAAGACTATACAAATTAATAGCTTGCAACATTCTCTTTATTATGCTAGGTAGTCTATCAAGATTGTACAATTATTGATCAATTCCGCTCTATAGCTCTAAAACCTCACATAATCCATTCTAAGCGATTTTATCTAAAACCTTGCTCTTACTATCAATTAAACTATTTTCGCAGTCTTGCATTTATTTTGAATTGTTCTATTGACATTGTTTTTATAGTGTGCTATCGCGCGTGCGCTCGATTCTTTATAGTTAGTTAGAATATATAGGCGTGTCGCATTTAGATAACTACGTGTCGTTATTAGTTTGACATTGCTTTAAATAGGTTTAATATGGAAACCATCAAGCAATACAAGACCGCAACGGTAACCACTAAAGGATATAGACAATGCAAAAGTTTCAAAGATTTATAGTCAGTTGGACTACGCGAGATGGTACAGAGCATTACTCAGAGTATAACAGCTTGGAGGACGCTCAACTTAGATACGATCAATTGAAAAAAATAGGTTATGACGAATACGTCTACCTGTCAGTAGTGATTGATTATAATTAGTAAATTTATCAAGCCTATCTAACCAAGGTAGGCTTTATTAAATTAACTTTAAAATAGGATTAAACAGCATGGAATATCCAACATGTGATAATGCTTGTACTCTCATGGGATGGTCTGAATATATCTTAGGCGATGGTTGCGGTGAATTGCATATTAGTGTACCGTATGGCACAGATACCACCCAAATTTTTATGGCCTTTTGCCACTGTGAACAAGAGATAATTAAAGTTAATGGTTGGTTATATGATGAGCATCAATTAATAGAGGACTAAATAAAATGGAATATTTAACGGATGGTTTATTATTGTGCATCGCGGCCAACGTGATAGCATGGGGTTTTATACTTAAACGCGAGGTTACGAAATGAAAATGCGATATCTTTCAGACAAACAAGCTAAGCCCAAAGCTATGCCAAAGCATCGCGGGTATATAATGTGGCAGGGTGCAAGCGTTTTAGATGGCGCACCCATTGCGATCATTGCAACTATGGCAACCTCCAACGCTAAGACTGGCGATATGGTACAGACTTGGATAATCCGAACGGATATAAACCCCGTTGAAGCGTCCAAGGTTGGAAAAGATGTTTCAATTTGTGGCAGTTGTCCGCATCGTCATTATAATAAAGGCGCATGCTATGTAAACATAGGTCAAGCACCCAACGCTGTATACAAGGGCTACGTTAAAGGGATTTATCCCGCGTTTGATGCGTCATTACATGGCGGGCATTTCAGCCATCGTAAAATAAGACTGGGCGCATATGGTGATCCCGCGGCTGTACCCTTTGAAGAGATGGCAAAGATTGCATACCTTGGTATAGGTCATACAGGTTATACGCACCAAGCGAACCATAAAAACTTTGATGATCGGTTTATGTCGATCTGTATGGTTTCAGCAGATACGCCCAAGCAGGCCCTTAAATTCCAGTCTAAGGGCGCAAAGACTTTTAGGGTGGCTATGGTAGGGGATGCACTGTTTCCTTCTGAGATCGAATGTTTGGCAGACTCTAAGGGCATCCAGTGTATAGACTGTGGATTATGTGATGGCGCAACTAGAAATATAGCTATCACTGTGCATGGTTCGCGGTCTAGTAACTTTAAATCTAATTTAATTCAAATATTACAGGTGGCATGATATGGAACGCAAATTATTTTGGACAATACAGACCGACTCTGAGGGGAGGGACTATGCGGTAACTTTGGGGATGGCAAATCAAGAGGGTACAGGGGCGTTTAAAATTGTAGTTGATGAGAATACAATTGAAATTCTAAAGTCTTCTGGTGATCGTGTATCAGATTTGAGAGGGTTGAGATGAACACACCAGACAAAAAGTATTATCTTATTGACGGTAAGACGGGCAACATCTTACGTGCGACCGATGATAACAGCGGATATCGTAGCGCATGGCGAGTTGTGGGCGGTTTCATCGCTGATGATTACTGGACGTATGTACAGCTACCCGAAAAAAGAGAAACGGTGTGTCGCATACGAGCATGTGGGTGTCGCGTATAGATAAGCGATAAGTTTCTAAAGATTTAAAATAAAATTATTAACTTAATAAAAAAGGATATAAAAATGATAGTCTTTAATTATAACAGTAAAAAAGAATTGAAAGAGAATGTAGGCAACCGATTAGATTATATTGAGACAAGCATGTTTGGTAATGAGTATATATCTAATGGTCTATTAACTGGGGCTAATCGGCCTCATATTACTGGCAAAGGTAGAGAGTTTTTTGCTAATGTTACAATGAAAGATAACCTAATAGCGGCGGTGAAGTAATGAAAACCAA